ATCAATTCCTGGACATCGCCCGACGTCTCGCACGTCCCCTGCGCCCGCGCCATCTCCTGGCGCACCCGGTCCACGAACCGGCTCCACGGTTCCGACACCAGCATGTTCTGGAACTGCTCCAGATCGATGCCATCCGCCCGCCGTGACGGCGTTGCTTTAGCGTCCATACTTCCCCCGCCTACTACTGTTCATGCATCACTTCCGGGTGGCCGCTGTAGATGTTCGGCCCCTGGGCCACCGGGTTCCCCGGCGGCTGCGAAACCGGGCCGCCGAACAGCCCGCCGGGCATCGCCAACGGTTGGCCCCCTTGCCCCTGGGTCAATTTCTGCACCGCCTGCACCGCCTGCTCCACGATGGCCTGTTGCAGCTTCTTCATTTGCAACTGCTCGATGTGCTCGTGGTAGTGCCCGATCAGCTTCTTGACCGCGTCCGGATCTCCCGCGGGGCCCCCCGGCGTCTGGTCCGCTACCTGCAAGTCCTTCATGTGCCGCACCAGGTGCAACTGGTCGTTGTCCTGGGGATTCACGTGGATGTCCTCGCCGTGGAGTAACTTCACCCACTCGTCTTTCGGGTCCACCGGGATGTCCGGCGCCGGCGGCTTCGGAACTACCTTCTCGAAGTTAGGATCGTCCAGCGCCTCATGCGCCGCCCGCGTGGCCTCCCACAGAGCCTGCGGGTTATTCACCACCAGGGGATTCTGCAGGTCCAACTGGTACCGCGCCAGCGCTTCTTCCTTCTTGGCCTCGCGCGAATGCACGCTCGATGCGAACTGCAGCCGGAAGTCGTAGCGGCCGTCCCGGTCTTCGAGCGTCAACACGCTGCCCCCGTTGTTCACTTCGAACATTCCGTCCGCGTCGTCTTCGGTCACGCGGAAGAACATTTGCGGGCTGCTGAAGATGTACTCCAGGTCCCAGAAGTGCGAGAGCACACTGGACATGTCCTCGCGCAGCACTTTATTGTCGAGCGAAATCCGGACGTTGCCCTCTTCCAGCAGCGCCACCGTCTGCTTGGCCGTCCGCGGTGCGTTGGGCCGGTCGCTCTGCCTCCCCATCTGCAGGTCGCTCATCCCCGTCAGTTTTTCGCCGTAGGCCAGGACGCACTGTTCCTTCCACTGGGCGATGTCCATGTTCGCGCCGATCTTGAGCTGGATCACGTCCGTCGCCGGGTTATCCAGCGGAATGGCCATCCCCGGCTCCACCTTGAACGTCTCCGGGTTAAAGCCGCTCGCAGGCCGGTAGCCGATGGGCGGATTGATGGCCAATTGCCCGGCCTCGGTCGCCTGGTTGTGGTTCGCCCGCAGCTCGTCTTCGATGTCGATCAGCAGCTCGCTCAGCCCCGGAGACCAGTAGGTCCCGTCCTTGAACATCGACGCCTCGACAAACGGCCGCCGGTTCTTCTTGGTCGGGTAGAGCTGCGCCAGGTCCTGGACACCAATAACCAGCCGCAGGTCCCACAGGAAGCGGACCACGAACTCCCGCTGCTTCATCTCCCGCTTCTTGAAGTCCCACTCGGAACCGTCCTTCTGACCCGGCTTCAGAGGCCGCCAGCGCCCGTACCACTCCAGCACCAGCAGCGATTCCCCGCTCGACAGCGGCCGCTGGTACAGGATGCCCTCGGCGTCGTCCTTCTCCTGTTTTACCTCGTCGCCCTCGAACTCGCGCTGCACGCCGTGCGTCGCCATGTTCAGGATCGTGTCCCAGTGCTCCGTGATCCCCCGGTAGCGGCCCTTTTCCTCGCCGCGCAGCAATTGGTCGGGCGTCACGCGGTACTTGCGGATGACAAACGAGAAGTCGTGCAGGGAGGTGACCTCCTCCGCCGGCACGATGAAGTCGTCGGGCCACAGCGGCAGGTAGTCCGGTCCCTCGTACTCGACCACCTCACCTTCGTCCTTGCCGGCCTCCTTGCCGCTGAAGGGCTGCTGGCAGTGATCGCAGGCCTCGGGCGGCGCATCCTCGGTCCCCAGAGCATCCTTGCCACACCCACCGCACTGGTAGAACGCCTTGCCCTCCGGCGCCGGGACGTCGAACGTATCCGTCTTCCACGGCGAGTATGCCACCGAGCGCCCGAAGACCAGCTTGAACAGCACGAAGGCGCAGAACTGCGGGATCAGCTTCATGCTGTTGAACACCCGCCAGGTCATGTACTTGCCGATCTTGGCGTCCCGCTGGTAGTTCGACGCCCCCACCGGCACGGCCACGATCTCCGCATCGTCGCCGAACAGAGCGTCCATCTCCTTCGCCCACTTCGTCAGGATGTTCCAGCGCACGTACGGCACCGGCACGTTCGACGCGGTTTCCTCGCCCTCGTTGGGCAGGTTGACCATCGCCCGGAAGCGCCGGTAGTACTCCCGCCACCGCGACATCCGCCGGTTATGATCGGCGATCGCGGCGCGGTAGTCCGTCTGGATCTTCGTGCCGATCCGGTCCAACTCCGCCTGCGGCCACTTGACCTGGAAATCCTGTTGCGTCATCGGTTCCAACTTTTGGCGTTCTTGGCGAACTGCGCTTGCTTGCGCAGCTGCGCCGACGCGCTGTCCAGCGCCGTCTCAAGCCTACCCGCGGGTATCGGCTGCCCTTGCGGCACGCCCAGGTTCTTGCGCAGCAGCCCCCTATGGCTTTTCTTGATGTGGATGGCCATGGCCCATCTCGCTCCTCAGTAGCCTCACGCACGCGCCTACCAGCAGTCCTTGTGACGCCACCCGGTCGGCTTCCCGCTCGATCGCAGCCAGTTGATCGGCTCCGCTGGGCGTCAGGCCGCCCATCAAGGGATTCTCCCGTTTGTGTTCGCTCTCGTACTCGGCAATCGCTTGCCGGATAATCCCCTGCAGGTCAAGTCCTTCCATTCGCCCCCGCCTCCCGCATCGCACCGAGTCCGGCAAACCGCGCGCAATCCATCCGGGCCCGGTCCGATAGCCAGATGTACCCGGCCTCCGCGTTCACACCGACGACTCTGGCGTGCGTCCCATCCTGTAGAACCAGGCGGTCTCCCGTCTGGCACTCGCTCAGTTCGAGCATGGTAGAAACTCCCTGTTCAGCGGCGCACACGAATGATCGTCCCCCTGCCTTGAGATTCGCCGCCCTGCCCGTAGCGGGTTACCCGCGGAGCTTCCCGCACGTCCGGCATCCTCGGTCGCGGCATCCGCGTCACCACGATCAGCGCCAGCGCCAGCGCAATAACCGTATCGTCATGGCAGCCGCTTTGATGCTCGGCCTTGCCGTTCGGCTTGATCACGAAGGTGAGCAGCTCGCCCAGCGTCACCGGATCGTGAATCGTAATCGCCAGTTGCCGGATGGTCTCGTCCAGCAGGCTGATGAGAATAGGCCGGCTCACACCGCTGGTGTCCCAGCCGATGCGATCCCCCCTAACCTGGGGATCCCGGTCCGGCGTCGTCGGCCTGTGGTAAATCAGCGAAGACGGGTAATCGGCGTTGAGAATAGCCTCCAGCATCGACACCCCGCCGCCGCCCGGGTTCCTTTCGCCACAGATCTGCGCCATGTTGTACCAGCGCGCCACCTTGGCCATGTAGCGCCCGGTCTCTCCCGGCATTATCCGGGCCCGCAGCACGGCGCACTGTTCCCCGGTATCGCGGTCCAGAATCTGCCCCACGCTCCAGTCCGGGTCGCTCTGTCCCTCGCCGTCGGCCTCATCCAGCCCCTGGGCACAATCGGCCCCCAGCGCGTACAGCCGCCCCTTCTCCGGCCGCCTCCAGACCCGCAACGCTCCGTGCTCGCTCGGCAGCAGCACCATGCGCTTCTCGCCCGCGCCTACGTCCTCGGTTTGCAGTTCGCCACACAGCGCTTCGGCCTTTACGTGGATCTTGTGAACGTGCGGAATCGAGAACCGGTTCCGCGAGCTGGCGCTAAAAGCCTCCTCGGGACAGGCCGGATGCTCCCTCCGAAACCGTGTCAGATCCCCGTTGAAGTCGTTGGCGATGGTCCAGCGCCGCCAGGCGAGCTGCTCCAGGTCCAGGTAGTACTTGTCTTTCAGCTCCCGTTCGTCGCTCGACAGCGATTCCTGGCACCGGTCGGGAGACACCGCCAGCGGCATCCGGTTGGATGGGTGCTCCCACCAGCCCATGAAGATGCCCAGCCACTCCGTCTCGGACGACCGGTCCATGGCCGCTTGCCACATCTTGTGGAAGTAGTCCCCGATGGTCTTGGCCGTCCCCTCGACTATCGCCGTGGTCTCCGGCAGCTTCGGCACCGCGGACATGACCGCCGCCAGCGTCCCAGCCGGGTCCGCATAAT